AACAAAGTGACTGTGGTTATACATTTTTTCAAATATACAGAACCATGGCTTCGTTTTCAGACGCTGATTACCTATTGGAATCGCATCTGACTGCATTGGTAGAACAGCTTGTGAAGTACTCCTCTGAGGTGGCTCGCGTCACCTTAGAACGATGGATCCGGACTGAGTCCGGAGACGTCACATTTGCGCTGTCCTCTAGTACCGTTGAACTCTTGAGAGCTCGACTCCCCTCCCAGGGCGACCCTTGTGGCCGTATTGGATGGAGAGAGTTCCTCAAGACGTTGGTGATCCACTCCTTTGACCAAGCGAGACGCATGATGGAGACGTACCGATACATTGTTAAGGTCCACTGTGGTAAGTGGTCTGAACAGCGTCGGGTACACGCCTCCTGGATTCGCTGGGGTTTGGAAGGGAAACTAGAGAAGTTGTTGAAGTTCAAGACGGCTACGATCTTTGCTATGGCTATGGACCAATCCGAAATGCCCACTCCACCATTTGACCTAGAGGGCGAAAGCCCGAGCTACCTGTTCTCTGGAGCTTGTGGTCGCTGGATGCGACGTCAAGTGCAATGCTTGCACGACGTACAGCTAGCCAGTGACATCTACTTCGCCAAACGCGCCTCATTGCCCGTCCCGCCCGACTTTGTCGAGGCAGCTCTTGTCAAGCACTTCAAAGTGCTAACGACAGAGCCATCGGAGGACATTGTATTTGAGGAGCAGCTGGCTGAGTGCATCAAGAGGACTGTTGACGAAGTAATCCCGCAAGGCTATCGTAAGCCTAAGTACGGACTCTCCCCTTCGGGGGGAAGCTGTATTGAGAACTCGCGTTCTCGCGGAGGTCAACTTTCCTATCTTGTACCTGATGCACAGCTCCCGAGCCCCGCTGAGGGATACCTAGGTCGCATGATTGCGTGCAAAACACTCCTTGATTTTGGAAGGATTCCGACTCATCAGGAGGATGAATACCCTGACTGGGTGTACGACTATCTCAATGAAGCCCGAAAGGAGGACACTTTTGAGTGTTACCCCGTTCCCTTGTGCGAGCCCTTCAAGGTTCGCGTGATTACAAGGGGGCCAGCTGCTTCATATCAACTCTGTCGTGCATACCAAAGGATAATCTCCCCCCTAATGGGTAAGTGCCCCGTGTTCAAACTCACAAGAGGACCTATCGCTAAATCTGACATTGATGCCCTAGTGGCTAAAGTGTCAGGTGATGGTGGTTTCTGGGTCTCTGGCGACTATGAGTCAGCCACAGACCTGTTGAAACCTGAGTTCTCCGAGAAGATTCTCGAAAGAGTTTTGGACCGGATCGACGCGGACTTCCAGGATCGACCAGTGTTGCT